AAATAGGGTACTCTACGGGGCTTTAAAGGCTATGCTCGTAAATATATGCAGAGGTACAAAGATAGAACCAATTGATATAACATATCGACAAGTATATGACACAGCCAACCAGGTAGAGCTACTGACACAGCCAAAGTATCTGACAGCTAATTATTCTGACACAGCTAAGTATTCTGACACAGCCAACCAGGTAGGCTGGCAATCTAAGGATTGGCGGTCAGGCGGATGACTCTACATCCGAAACCTCAGCTTCGATAACCTCTTCATCTTTCAGATTCTTCAGCTCGGCTCGGATCTCATCGAGTGATAAAGATTTCTTAACTTCTATGACTTGAGTCGGTTCACCTTCGTACTGGCGATGCTTATCGATTAGGATGCCGGTAGCGATTGGAAGAACACCTGATGGGATTTCATCGTCTTGTAGCTTCGTTATAAGGCTTTCCACAGCAAGATGAGTCGCAGTACCAATTAAGGCCCTCAAATGCTTTTTAGAGTCCTTCAGCGTCTCCTGTTCCCTTGATCGTACGATAGAGACAGTATGAGGTGAAACCTTACAGGACTTACAGATTTGTTTGATCGTTGCCCCTTGAGCTAACATCTGAACGACCTGGGCATAATCCTTTGGCCTTTGATCGTAAAGCTGTTGGCCGGTAAAGATAGCAGGGCAGACATCTTCTGTCTTGAGGTTAGCTGGGAGGTTCTCAGCGTATCCAACTTTCCTTGGTCTTGTCGTAGGCATAAATCAATCGGTGTAGTAATTTGAGAAAGTATTCTCAATAAGGTTCGATGCAAGTCTAATTAGACATAATCATTATATCACGAACCTATTTATGTCTGCCATAGCATAAAATGATGCACAAATATAATATATTGTACGCTCTGTCCTAAATCACATAAAAATTTAGGCCCAGATGGGGGGGGAGGGGGGTCTGAAAATCTGCCCCCCGATCACCGCCGACCGATAGAGGCTCATAAAAAAATTCTGACAAATTGCCCCACCCGAGGTGACCTACTATCGATAATCTGTTATCATTAGCCCATGCCTCTAAATTGGTCACCGCATCCCGCCATCCCGCCTCTCAGCAAGTCCGAGATGCTGAGGATGTCGCCTGAGAAGATCCTCGCATATTGGGAGAAGCGTGAGGAAGCGATAGCCAAGGAAAAGGATGATCCATATCGGCATGGCTTTGAATTGGATACCTGGAAGCGAGCAGATGATCAGCTTAAGACTCATTCCGAAATTCTCGTTATGGGCGGCAACCGAGCTGGAAAGTCTGAATGGGCGGCTAAAAGGGTAGTTCAATGCCTCGTAGAGAACCCTGGAACAATCATATGGTGCTTAACTGAAACCTCGGCCAACAGTATACAGTTCCAACAGAAGTTAATATTTAAGTATCTGCCGAAAGAATTTAAATCATTAGGAAGAGGGAAAGTCGGATATGTCATGTATTCGCTTAGGAATGGATTTACTGCTGGTAAGTTCACCCTCCCTAACCGATCTGAATGTATTTTTCGTAATTGGTCACAGGATATTAGTACGATTGAGGGTGGAGAAATTGGATGTCCGCAAGAACCGGTAAATGGTACTCATAATATAGGCTTTTTTGCAGATGAACTTATACCCATGTCATGGGTAAATACACTTAGATTTAGGACCGTAACCCGCAATTCCAAGGGAATTATCAGCTTCACCGCCGTAGACGGCTGGAACTCGGTAGTCAAATCGATGCTCACAGGAGCGAGAACAGTTGAATCGGCAAAAGCTGACCTCCTAGACGGCGAAGAGGTTCCCCTCGTTCAACAGCCCATCCGCAAAGCCAGCTCGGTGGTGTATTTTCATACAGCGGCCAACCCCTTTGGCGGATGGGAAGCAATGAAGAACCAATTGGAAGGGGAAAAGAGGGAAACTATTCTTTGTCGGGCTTATGGAGTGCCTGTTCGTCAGAGTCGGGCAATATTTCCAAATCTTACGGATAAGAATTTCGTACAGGCAGAAAAGTTACCCGATTTTGAGGATGCCAACTTTGTTCTGAGCATCGACCCTGCTGGAGCAAAGCCTTGGACGATGGTATTATTCGCAATCGATGCACATGGAGTCGCCTGGGCGGTTAAGGAGTTTCCTGACTTTGACACATGGGGTGGATGGATTGACCTGACAAAGGACAAGATGACAGCCGGCGAGGCCGCCCAACCGAATGGGTACGGATTGAAGGATTATGCGGATGAGATTAGGAGGATGGAAAAGATATGTGGGGATAATGAGGTTGTACGAATCATCGACCCAAGGTTAGGAGCGGCAAGTTATCAAAAGTCGGAAGGATCTTCTAATATCATAGATGATTTAGCGGATGAAGATATCATCGTTGAACCGGCTGAAGCGTTGGACATCGAGACGGGACTACAGGCAATCAACAATTTACTGGCATGGGATCGGGACAGACCAATGGATTTGGATAACAAGCCTAGATTGATGTTCTCGGATGAATGTCAGAATTTAATTAGCTGTATGCAGGCGTATATACCTGGGGATTTGAAGTCTGCCCCTAAAGATTTCGTGGACTGTGCCAGGTATTTTTCCATCGGTAATTTCGAGTACCATGATGAGGAAAGTTTTTTACCTTCAGGAGGGGGGAGTTATTAAATTATGAAATCTAAAAAGGTGATGCCTCGGCATCGTAAGGAAATTATTAGGCTTCGGGAGGCTGGCAATACATGGCCTGAAGTATCGAAGCTGGTGGGCTTCAGTCGGGCAACAGTACAAAAGGTATACAAGGAGGATGCAAAGCCCTCTGAGCCTCCCCCACAGCCCAAGGAGGAGGAGGTTGTGCCTGAACTACCTAAGTACGAGGAGGCTAGGGTGCTTGGACCAGTCCCCAACCCTCGTTTGATGCGTATATACTTTAAGGATCGTGAAGGCATTGGGATTTGCGTGAAGAGGCCACAGGATAATCACCGGCCAAACAGCATGGTTTTAGTCAAGAAGGTGGAAGGCAATGAAGAGTTGTACCGATTGGTGTGAGACTTTGGAAGATAAGGATCGGAGGCTCGATATGATGCTTCGGGAGATGGTTATTGAGCGGGGGATTGAATCTTTAGCCAGCGGTGAGGAGCCTGAACCATTAACCCTACAGGAGATTTCGGAATTTGTGGGGATTGGTTTCACATCGCTCCAACGAATCGAGCAACAGGCCTTGGATAAATTAAGAAATAAAATGTTAAACTAGAAAGTTTAGAAAAATGGAAAACGAAGTACAATTATACGAAGAAAAGCCCGATGTTGATGAATTAAAGCATGAATTTGAACGGGCAAAAGCAAATCTATCGTCATGGATGGACAAAGCAGAGGATGCTCGGGAGGTTAGATTTAATGAATGGGCAGGCAAGACAGGAGATGGCAAGAAGAGTGGACCTGAAGCCTTTCCCTTTGAAGGGGCATCCGACTTGGACCCCAATGTTATAAACCCATTGATCGATGGGGATGTCGCGACTCTCACGCAGGCCCTCACACAGGCAAACCTGGTGGCCGCGCCTGTCGAGAGCGGCGACATAGCATCTGCCAAGTTGGTAAGTGAATTTTTGAAGTGGCGAATGGGTACGATGGATGAACTGATGAGAGAATCAGCTATCGGAGCGAATTATTTATTGCAGAATGGACTGACTTTTTTTGGCACTTACTGGAAACAGGAAAAGACTCGTAAGTTTGAACAATTAAGTTTGGAAGAAATTGCCCAGCAATCGCCCGAACTGGCAATGGCTATTCAAGACCCCGAGATGAAGGAGGGAGTCGAGGAAATGTTCTATCCGATGTTCCCTAAGTTGAAGAAGAGACGGGTCAAGAAGATGCTTAATGAACTTCGTAAGACGGGAGAGACAGAAATACCTGCCGAAAAGATGGTGGTTAATCGTCCGGCAGTAAAAGCGTATGAGTTAGGGCGTGAATTAATCGTGGATAGTAATACTATCGATTTAGAGTCCGCCCGTTCCATCCATTGTATCCATTACTATACTCCTGAAGCCTTAAAGCAGAAGGTAAATGAGGGTTGGGATGCTAAGTGGATAGATGGAGCTATCGAAAAGGCAAAAGACTTCTTCGAGGAGGAATCTTATAGTAATGTTAACTATGGAAATGATTATTCTACTCAGAGTTATGAGGGATTAATCCGAGTAGTTACCACTTATCGTAAGGAACTGGACGAGGATGATTGCCCAATCGTCATTAAGACCTGTTGGACGGACGAAATGGAAGATGCAGGCTTCCATGAACCTGTCGGGTATGATGAGGGGCGGTATCCATTCGTATGTATCACGCGAGAGCATTTAAACCATCGGTTGTTGGACTCTCGGGGATACCCTGAGTTATTGAAGAGTTATCAGATTTCAGCCAAGACCGAGATGGATGCACGGCGTGATGCCGCAAGTATGACCACAATGCCTCCATTTCTTTACAGCTTGGGGCGCAGGCCTGAACGAATTGGCCCAGGCGCACAGATTCCTGTCCGCCGTAGGGATGAAGTCGGATGGATGGATACTCCAAAGTATTCACCAGCATCGACCCAGGTGGAGATGGAAGTCCGCCAACTTTGTAACAAGATAACCGGTCGGGCGACTGGTCCTGAAGATGCGGTGGAAGCAAATGCCATAAAACAGCACCTGGTTAATTGTTGGCTGAGTGGCTGGAAGGAAGTTTTAAAGCGTGTATGGTGCTTGGATCGTACTTACAGCGGACCAATGGTTTGGTTTCGGGTAACGAATAACGAGCAAGGCGCACAGCTTATCTTGGATGAGACTGCCGAGTTGTATGATTTTAATATTACTTGGAATAGCATGAACCAGGATGAGGAGAAGGTTCTTCAGAAACTTGATACAGTTGGTAAGGTTATGGCCCAATACGACAGGCAAGGCGCGTTTAGGACGGATGTGTATCTTCGAAAGTTTTTAGAAGCAATCGATCCAAACCTAGCCGGTCAATTAATTGCCCCAGCTGAAGAGGCAACCGATAAGGAGATTAAGGAAACATCTTCCGATCTGGCTAAAATCTTTAGTGGTCAAGTGGTCAATGCTCCACAGGGTGCAAATTCCCAACTTCGACTACAATTCATGCAGACATATCTGCAAGGAACGGAAGAAATTCCAGCCACAGACATCCAACAAAGGATGCAGGAGGACGAGAACTTCGCTAAGAGGCTACAGACATATGCTGGTCAGCTTGAGCAACAGCAAGCCCAACAAAGGAACGCTCTAATCGGTCAGCTAGGGACCGCGCCTGGTAATGTACCAGCTAGTTCAATGTAATGAATTTATCAGATGCTATTGCTGGTTTAAACGACCAAACAGAATGGAAGTTCGTTAAGAAATTCATCAAGGAACAGAGGGACTCCTGTCTCATTGATTTCCAGGATTATAACCATGTGGACAACCCGCAAAAACTTGCCCGTCTGTCGGGTGAGATTGCCGGGTTAAGTAGGCTAATAAGTTGTATTGAAAATGAGGAAGATGACAGAGACCCCACATCAGCAGTTTAAAAACGAACATCGTGCATTATTGAATCGATGGATCGAAGAGTCGGACATCGATGACATGGAAATGGCAAAGATTGCGATGACAGATTTAAACGAATGGCTTGATGATGATATCTTTATTTTCGAGAGCGAAGATGAAGAGGGCGGGTAGCATATACGAGCAACAGTTTTTCTTAGATGCCCTAAAGAATGGCTTAGAAGTTTTCACGCCCATTGGCGACTATTTGCCACAGGATTGTATTGTTATGAACTCGGCGGGGCGAACCTTTCGGGTACAGATAAAAGGCACAGGCAGTTTGGTGCATGACACAAGGGGTAAAGGCATGGGTCGTTACATGATAACCTCGGCCTCGGGTAAAAAGGTAAAAGAGACAATAGACTGTACAAAGGTCGATACCTTAGCGGCTTATATCGAACCAATCAATGCTTGGTACATCATTCCATGTATGGATTTAGACAACGCAATTCGCATAAGTTTGTACCCTCACAATACTAAATCAAAAGCCAAATATGAAAAGTTTCAGGACAACTGGAACGCATTTAAAATTTCCTGAATAATCCTAATTTTTTTCTGATATAATTGTCATTGGCGGGGTGTATTTACTCCGCAGATCAATACAAGAGAGTGCGAACTCTTCAAACGCAGAGAAATTATGGCAGAAACAGTTATTAGCGAGGCTCCGGCTGAATCCACGGGAGCAGAAGACAATCAAGCGCAAAGCCCAATGAGCATGGAAGATTTGGCGGCATCCTTTGTCGACCAGGTAGAAAGTGATCAGAAGGCATCTGACGATGAGGCAAGCGTGGAAACTCCCGAGAGTTCCAAGCAAGCAGAAGCATCGGAAGAAGAAGATGTTCTTTCACAGTCTATTTCCGAAGAGGAAGAAGATACCGAAGAAGAAACCGAGCAAGAGGATGAAGAGATCGAGGAGGAGGAGTCCGAAGAGGAACCGCCAAAAGCTGTAGGTAAACTGCTCAAGCAGGTTAATAAACTAACTGCACGGGCTAAGTCTGCTGAAGAAAATGCAGATGCACTTAAAGCCGAGATCGAATCCCTCAAATCCAACAGCCAACCTACTGAGCAGGCAACCGGCCAACCTGAACTTGAAAATGTTCAGAACTTTGAAGACTTGAAAAAGTTACAAAAGGAAGCCCAAGCCGCCAAGAAGTTTGCCCTACAGAATATCGGGAAAGACTATGTCGAAGTTGACGGCAAGGAGTATAGCGATGATGACATCCGAAATATCCTTACCCAGGCAGACGAGTACCTTACCGAAAAGATTCCAGCTAGGCAGAACTACTTACAGGAAAAATCTCAATGGCAACAGGACACAATCGCTACACATCCCTGGCTTAACCAGGACGATGAATCAGCAGAAGCTCGGAAAGAATTATTCGGAGGACTTAAAAGCCAATACGGCCATGTCCTGGAAAACC